GGCTTGTATTATAATAGCTTGCATACAAGATGAGGTTGTGGCGGTGGTTGCACCGACTGGAGATAAAGCCAAAATTATAATGCGATATTTTATAGACCATTTAGGCGATAACATTTTATTTTATTCACAACTTGAAGCCGGAACGAAACTGGAAAGATTAAGAAAAGAGGAAAGCAAGGACAGAATTATTTTAAGAAATCGTGGTGGGATATATTGCTTATCAACCAACGAAAGAAATGTAATGAAGTCGTTTGAAAGTGCAATGGGCTTCGGAGCAAAAATTTTGATATGTGATGAAGCGTGTCTAATCAGCGACCAGTCCGAAACATCTATTTACAGAATGATAGCCGGAAAAGGAAAAGACGCTTTTTATTGCAAGATTGGAAATCCGTTTTACAGGTCAGAGCCATACAGCCATTTTTTTAAGTCAAGCAATGATAGCCGGTATAAAAAATTTGTAGTGGATTATAAATTAGGATTAACTGAGGGAAGATATACAGAAGAATTTATTGAAGAAGCAAGGCAAAAACCTTTATTCGATGTATTGTTTGAATGTAAATTCCCGGATGAGGAAGAAATTGATGAGAGGGGTTATAGAAGATTATTGACAATCGAGCAGATTAAGAAAGCGATGACAGAAAAGCTACCGGAATTTATAACTGGAAAATTTAGATTGGGTTGCGATATTGGGCGAGGTGGAAACTTCAATGCTTATGTTGGACGGGATAATAAGGTAATGTGGATACACGGCAAGAACCGAAGCACAGATTTGATGACGAATGTTGTTGAGATTAAAAAAGCAAAAGCGGATATAACAGCTATTGATGATGTTGGGGTAGGCGGTGGAGTAGTTGACAGATGCAGAGAGAAAGGAATTTATGTTATACCGGTAATTGAGGGAGCGACAGCCGAGAACAGCGAAGTATTTAAAAACATCAGAAGTGAATTATTTTTTAAATGGCGGGAGTGGATTTTAGCTGGTGGGCAATTAGAGAGAAGCGACCACTGGTTATTACTAAATGAAATAAAATGGAAAAAAGACAGCAGTGGAAAATTTATGTTGGAGCCGAAAGATGAATTGAAAAAAAGAGCAAGGCAAATGTTAATGAGATTAGGCTCAGATAGTCCGGATATTATTGACGCTGGGAGCTTGACTTTTATATCTGATAAAAAACCGAGAATAGAAACCATAGAAGAAGAAGAAAAACCAAAAATAGGAATACTCAAAAAAATAGAGGACAACGAAAAGGATTTGGGTATTTGACAAAAATAAAAGCTGAATTAAAATAAAATAAAAGGGGCTATTCTTAATTCAGCTTATGAACATATTTAAAAAAATAAGAGACTTATTTACAAATACAAAATTTTTCTTTAGTGGAAACTCTTTAATTACCGGAATGGAAGTGCCGAATTCGTCAACCAAAGATTACTTGGAAAGTTTTAGGGCTTCTTCTTTGGTGCACAGTTGCACAAAAAAGATTGGGGAAAAAATGTCCACAATAGAATATGAACTTTATCAGTTGCGTGGATTGAAAGCCCATTATATAGAACAGCACGAGATACTTGACTTGTTGGCTAAGCCAAACTCAATGATGAGCGGTAGCCAGTTAATCGAAATAACCTCGATTTATTTGTCGTTGCTGGGAGATTGTTATTGGTATAAAGCGAGAAACTTGAAAGGACAGGTAATTGAATTGTGGTTAATGAGACCTGATTTGGTAAGTGTGGTTCCGTCAAAAGAAGACGGAAGCGTTATTGCTTATAAATTCAGAAGCGGCGGAAAAGAGATGAGTTATCCGGCGGAAGACATTATACATTTTAAAGAGCCCGACCCGTTGTCAGATTATTACGGCTACTCGGCAATTAAGGCGGCAATGGAAGTTATCCGTGCCGATGTTTATGCCAAAAAATGGAATACTAGATTTTTTTACAATTCGGCCAGGCCGGATGCGATTTTAACCACTAAGCAAGAAATTGGAAAAGAGGACAGGGAAGAGATAAGAGAAAAGTGGATGCAAAAATATGGCGGTTGGGATAATGCCCAGAAGGTAGCCATACTCTCCCACGGATTAGATTATAAACAAGTTTCCGTTACTCAAAAAGATATGGATTTTGCCAATATGCGGATTGCCAACCGAGATGATATTCTTATGGTGCTGGGAGTGCCTAAGACAATAATCGGGGTTACGGACGATGTCAATCGAGCCAATGCCGAATCAGGGATTTATGTTTTCCTATCTGAAACGATAAAGCCGAAAATGGAGAAACTGGTTGATGTTCTAAACCAATTTTTGGTTGATGACTTTGGAGATGATTTATTGCTAACTTGTATTGATCCGACACCGGAAGACAAGAAGAGTTTGGATGACCACTACATTAAAGCCCACAACAAATGGATGACAACCAACGAGATAAGAATTGCCGAAGGATACGAACCGATTGACGGCGGAGATTATATTTATCAACCGATTAACTTGATGCCTTTGGGGGTTGAAATGGGAGAAGACAAAAACGACAAAAAGGGAATAATAAAACTTGGCGAGGGATTTTCCGCCGAGAAATTTTATCAGAGAAAAAAAGAGGAAAGATTAAGAGATATTTACCGCCGAGCAATGAGAGGCAAAAAAATGTTGCGACTTAAAGAAAATATGATTGACAAAATAACCATAGAAGTCACAAAAGCGATTACGGGAGAAATGGAAAAAATTAGACAAAAAAAATGGACTGCTGAACAGAAAGATGTTTTATGGAAAAAATTTGACAAACGGCTCATTAGTTTTGAGAAAAAATGGAAAGCTCTGATAATCAGATTATGGAAAGACCAAAAAGTGAGAGCTTTAGATGAATTAAATAAATTAAAGTTAGACAAAAAAGTAGACAGTAAGGACTTGGGATTGCTTGATTTGGAAAAAGAGATTAAAGTATTTGTAAAGAAGGCAACGCCTTTGATTAAGACAATAGTTGAAGAAGCCGGAAACTTAGCGTTGGAGCAAGTGGGGGAAAAATCAATTAAAAAGGACTTTGACATTGAAGACCCGATGACGGCGGAATGGATAAAAATGAAAGCGATGAAATTCGGGACGGAAGTGAATGAGACTACAATTGCGAAACTGAAAGCGGAATTGTCCGCCGGAGTATTAGAGGGCGAGAGCATTGATGAATTGGCGGAAAGAGTTGAGAGATTATTCGAAATGTGGTATAAGGGAAGAAGCCGGACAATCGCCAGAACAGAAACATTGTCAGCTAATAATGCCGGGACTGTGTTTGGATACGAACAGAGCGGAGTTGTAGCTAAGAAGGAGTGGCTGGCCACCCGAGACAGTAGAGTAAGGGACAGCCATAAGGATATGGACGGAGAGCAAGTAGCGACTAATAAAAAATTTAGTAACGGCTTGGAATATCCTGGCGACCCGAACGGAAGCCCGGAAGAAATAATAAATTGCAGATGCACAACAATTCCAATTTTGAAATAATTATTTAAAAAAAGTATAAATGGAAAAAATTTACGGTTTGGGGGAAGCGAAATTCAAAGGATTAAATGAGGACGGAACTTTCGAGGCGGTTATATCTGGGATTAAGACTGATAGATATGGAGATACGATTGATCCCGCCGGTTGGGAGTTAAAAAACTTTAAAAAAAATCCTGTGCTATTATGGTCTCACGATCACAGCATACCGGCTGTTGGGAGAGCGTTAAATGTTTGGGTAGAAGACAATTTATTGAAAATGAAAGGCGAGTTTGCTCCGACACCTTTTGCTCAAGAGTTAAAACTGTTAGTCGAGCAAGGATTTTTAAGAGCGTTTTCGGTTGGTTTTATGCCGATTGATTATAAATATAATGACAGAGGAATTGACTTTCTAAAGCAAGAATTGTTAGAAGCTTCTTTTGTAAATGTCCCTGCTTATGTTGACGCTTTATTGAAAGGAATAGCGGAAGACAAAAATAAATTCAAGAATTTTATTAAAGAAACTGAGGGAACTTTGAATTGGGATAGTTTGATCAAAAAAGACGGACGAAATGAAATTTTAAAAGAATTGAAAAATAAAGAAGTTGAAGAAAGGAAAATAATTTTTACCGAAAAAGAGTTTGAAGAATTTAAAAAGGAGTTGAAGTCCGGTAAAGTTTTAAGTGAAAAAAATAGGAATTTAATCAATAGTGCCATTAACTCAATGGAAAATGCCATTACTCCATTAAAAGAGTTGTTAAAAGCTACCGAAGCTGACGATGACAAAAGGAGTGGCGAAGATGGTCGAGCCAAAGAGTTAGAAGCTAAAACCGCCCAAGCGGAGAAAGCTAAAAGCGAATTGATTAAAATAGCAAGATCGGCTATCGAAGCCTATCTTATAAAAAACAGGGGGAATAAGTAGTAAGTAAAAAATAATGGATAAAGAACTATTAGAATTAGTGGGGAAAGCCGTCAATGAGGCGGTTGGTAAAGAATTTGACAAAATCAAAGAAGAAGTTAAAGAAGCCAAAAAAGAAGTTAAGTTTGTGAGTAAAGAAGGCGAAGTATCCGAGAAGTCTGTTATGAATTTAAAAAACCACAAAGCTCCCTTTGTAAAATTAGGAAGCCAAATGGAACGGTTCGTTGAAGATATGAAACAGATGATTAAAGGAGCTCAATACGTAGAAAAAGCTGCCTTTAACGAAGGAACGCCTGCGGATGGTGGTTATACCGTGCCAGAAGAATTGGAAAGCGCTATACTCTCTTATCTGGAAGAGGAAACTATCGTAAGACCGCGAGCTACCAAAGTTAAGATGAAGTCTGACACCTGGAAGAAGAACAAACTTGACCAGTCGTCTTCTCAATTTGGCGGAGTTTCCGTTACTTGGGTCGGTGAAAGCGAAACCGCTTCTGATACGAGCTTTGATTTAACTCAGATCTCGATGACTGCCAAAAAAATGTTAATGTTGACGACCGAGTCGAGAGAAATCTTGTCTGATAGCAACATTGATTTTGCCAATTACGTTGTAAATATCTTCGGGCGAGCAATGGCTTATTACGAAGATTATTACTTCTTGAGAGGCAATGGAACGACTCAACCTTCCGGTGTTATAGCCGATACCGAAGTGGCAACTGTCAATCGAGCGGTAGCCAATCAAGTCTCTTATGCGGATGTTATTTCAATGTTTTATGAATTGAAACCTCAATTCAGAAAGAACGCTATCTGGGTTGGTGGAACGGATGTAATTGAGTATGTTGATAGTTTGGTTGACGCAACGACCGGACGGCCTCTGTGGTCAGACAGTATGAAAGAGGGAACGCCTCCGACATTGAAAGGCAGACCATTCATTGAGACCGAAAAAGTGCCTGCTCTAGGAACGAAAGGCGATTTGTCTTTTGTCGATTTTAGCTGGTATTATATTGGTGATAGAGAGGGTGTAACTGTTGATGTTTCCATTCACGACCGTTTCCGCTATGACGAAATTACCGTTCGTCTGGTGAAACGAGTTGATGGAGTTCTGGCAATGAAACAAGCGGCTGTTCTATTGGATGTGCCGAGTGTAAGCTAGTTTTCTCTGGGAGGGTGGTTATTAGGAGGGCTACCCTCCCTTATGGGTAATCTAAAAAAACAAATGATTAAAGATTTAATCTCGGTAATTATACCGATGAGAAAGAACGAGAAGAACGAAAGTTTGCCAAGTATTAAAAGACAAACTTATAAAAAAATAGAAATTATTGAAATTGTTGATGAAAAATTGAAAGGGGCTGGTTGGGCGAGAAATCAAGGTTTAAAAAAAGCCAAAGGGGAATACATATTTTACTGTGATGATGATTTAGAGTTAGAACCCGATTGTCTAGAGAACCTTTACAATACCTTAAAAGATAATAAAGATAAAGATTGGGCTTTTGGAAGATTTACGATAGACGGTGTGGAATTTAATTTAAACAAAAAAGAATTGCCCGAAAATAAATACTCAAGAGATTTTATAGATTATTTTCACGGAGTGTCAACGATGAGTTTAATTCGGGCAAAAGTTAAGCCAAGATTTGACGAAACCTTGAAACGGTATGACGATTGGGATTTATGGATAAGATTGGCTAGAGACGGACATTTACCTGTATTCT